AGTTCTACATAGTTTAAAGTAATAATAAAACCACTCCAAACTACAACACCTAGACGTACAAATGTACCTAGGATTTGAATCTCATCTTCTGTGTTTTCCTTTACTTTAGCTAAGAAGTTTTTGGACTTTCCTCCGGGTTCTTCTTCTTTTTTAATTTGCTCCATGCAGTTTTAATAATAGGTTTAAATAAGGTAACTAAATGTTTAAATAGTGATTGACCTATTAATGTGGCAGCTACTGAAATAAATGCAGTAGTGGCTGCAGTAGTCATTATCGTAGTTGTAGGCATCGGGACTTCAATGTCCGTAAATGGTATTTCTACGATCTGTGCTTCTGGTGGAACATAAGGTGTCGTTGGTGTAACACTAGGATCTGAATCCTTTGGTGCTTCATCATATGAATCGCTGTTAATTCCTTGTATACCAGGCGGTGCCCTAAGCGTGTTAGGCGGCACTACAAGCGGTTTGTAGGTGGGTAAATCCGCTTGAGGTACATCTAGTATAGGACCGGGTAATCCGGGCGCTTCAGGCAGCACTGGGTAGGGGAAGACAGGTATCTCTTCCCACTCCATTATTTAGTTGGGAATAATCCTGCAGTAACAAAAGCAACTACTTTATCGTCAACATCATTATCAGTTGACTTAGCATATGCTTTAAGAAGATCAAGAATAAGGAATTTAACCTTCTCTGACTTCATGAATGAAAATAGGATTGGACGGATAAGTGTAATCATAAATTTAAGATGGTTCGGTTGGCCAAGTAATTGTGTGCGGAAAGCCTTCTGCTGATGGCAAGTCACGAAGAGCTGCACGATAAGTAGCCCAAGCTGCTTTATCAGCTGTGCTATCAGCAAGCTGAGTCCAGTCGGATTCAGTTAGTTTTGTAGTCCGTGTAGCGCGTACACTTGTAGCAGCTTCGCTATCAATTCTAGCTTTATAAGCTGCTTCGTTATCAGCAGCACTGGTTACAACACCTTCGCTATCTGTAGTGTCGGTAAAAACTGGACCAGCGATAAATTTAGTAAACCACTTGCCTTCAATTTCTTCTACACCACTACGTGTACTAACACCATAAGGTGCAGTTACTGTAGCTGCAGCGCCATTAAGCACAGCATCATAGCCATAACTATCTAATACTTCAGTTGTAATTTGCTTAGGGAAGCTTGTATTTGGTTGTGAGGCTTTGAATTGACTAACAGTAGTCAAGTCACCTGTTGATCTGTTTCTAATTTCCATAGTTAGTTAGTTATTTGTTTAAGCGATTGCAAGGAAGATGTAGGTGCCGCCGGAAGCATTCCATATACTACCATTTTTCATTGAAAAACCAGAACTTAATGATTGAATATAATCGGTGCCTGTTACTTGTGCGTCGGTTGTATTTAACAAAAGGTATGGGTCATTACCTGGATCATTTATTCCTCTTGTTGAATCCCAAACGTACCAATCACCAGTAGAGTCGGTGCGTTTGACCATTACAAACCTTGCACCATTAGTAAAACCGCAGTCAATGTGTCTAACATTAGTATCGTTACCTGTGTAACTACCTACTTTACTGATGCCGGGCAGGGTTGCGAATAGGTAGGCGATGTAATTAATGCCGTTGTTATTATAAGAGGAATTACCACTAGATATAGGAATATTTGTAGCAGTAGTGCCATTCAAATTCAAACCTTCGTCATACTTAGCGTTTGAACCTTGTAGCGGAACAATGTTGGAACCATCACCAAACCAAACAGGCCAACCAATACCCTGATCTCTATTCTTAAATATCATTAGCTCAGGGACAGCCTGCAAATTATGAGTTACATTATTAGTTGAAGCATTCCCCGTATAAGCAACTACATCAAAGAAACCTGGGGCACGTTTAAATTCATAACCAATCCAATCTGTGTAATTGAATGTATTTGTAGTATAAATGCCATCCATGTGGTCAAATTGATCTTGGTAATTAAGTTGAGATTCTGCGCTAGTAGTATTAAAGGACAGAGACTGGTTTCCTCTCAACCTGTCAAATACGTGCCAAGAATTTGAACTACTTTTTTGTTTGGAAAAATGCAAATCAACAGGGAACCCACTATTAAATACTTTTCCATTACCTCCTGCGTTTAAACCAGTACCAACACTAAACACATCCGTCGCAGCTGCAGGCGGCTTATGCGGACGGCGGATTGCCATGTAGATGTAGTTATTACCAGAAGTATTCTCAACTGTGGTCATCATCTTGAAACCAGTAGATGTAAAGTCAACTGCGTTGTCGTAACCACTTTCTGCACTTGTCGAGTTAGCCCATAATCTATAATCGCTAACACCACTACCAGTTGCTACTCCTCGCATATTGTCAAGCATCATCCAATCTCTACCAGATGTACTAGAGTTTTTAATCATGACCCACTGAGGTTCGAATCCTAGATTTATAGTATTATTAGTCGACCCTGTACCCGTATAACTCCCACATTTAATAATGCTTTCATCTTCATCAGCTCCAAACACTGCGTCGTCATGAGCAAAGATATAGGCTATATAATTTGCACCGTTTGCACTGATGTTAGTACCTACTGTAAATACTGATGCCGTGGGTGTGGTGTTATTCCAAACACCAGAGTTAGTAGCAGCCGCAGCATCTTCATTCAGCTCCAACTTTTTGGTTGGACCAGTGTTTCTATGATAAACCTGAAAATTACCAGCAGCATCGGTGTTTTTTACAATAATCATCCCAGGCACACTGCCGAGTGAATGAGATATATTTTGTACGCTACCATTTCCGGTATAAGTAACAACATCAAAGAAACCAGGCGCTTTGCGGAAGGACCAGGATACGTAGTCTGCATTAGATTCATTCCATCCAGTACCACTACTGTTCATGGTATAACCATCATTATTGTAAGTTTCTAAACTACCGTACATGTATGCATCGGTGCGACTTGATGATAACGATCGATAAAAGTTATCATCAGTCCACAATCTGTGGAAATCAGTACCATCCCTTCTTTTAATCCAAACCAGTCCACCTTCACCTGCTAAATCAAGTCCATTTGTAATCCGATGTGTGGTTCCAGTACCCTCAAATACATCCGTACTAAAAACATCATCAACGTAATCCTTGTCTTCACCACCTGCACCTGCTGCAGCTAAAACTGTTTGTTGTGTAATAGGATCCATAATCAGTTCACATAATCAGCAAGAGCAGCACCGCGATATCGTGTGCCACCATCATCGGTAACAAAGACAAATAGGTGGGTTTTACCAGCAGTAAGAGTTGGCGGAGTATCCAACGGGAACTTAACACTAGATGGCCAAGTAACAGTACCTGATGTATGAGTAAGTTCTAAAGTAAAACCTCCTATAGTTCCACTAGCAGGAGGGTTGGTAAAAGTAAACGTAGTATTAGCGTTAATTGTTTTTGTAAAGTAGCTTCCAGTTGATAGATCAACGGCTTGAGCAGGTACTGCTTGTGCTGGTGTTTTGTATCTATCAGCAGTAATGCCACCCGAAAATGTGCCGTCTCCGTTAACAGTGATGCCAGCATTCATTGTCTGCAGTGCAGTATATGTATTAGTAGTATCCCGTTTCGCTGTATCTGCATCAAATGCTTGGACAGTTGATCCAATTGCAGCTGTAAGATCAGCGGCAATCTCTGCATTAACAAATGCTGTTGTAGCTACTTGAGTTGTATCAGTACCTTGTGAAGCTGTAGGAGCTGCAGGAGTACCAGTAAATGTAGGAGAGGCTAGTGGAGCAGCCGAACCAGCTCCAGCAAGATCAGATACTGAAACATCAACATCTGTACCGCTATTATCGTATGTAATTGTGTCTACTTTAAGTTTTCCGTATGCCATGATTAATTAAGTACTTTTAGTAATGAGTTAGCGCCGACAGTGATTGATATTCCTGAACTGATGGATACTGTCGGTCCCATCATTCCTGCATTAATATTTGCAGCAATTACTTTATTTGTAGTGATTGTTTGTGGTGTTTCAATGAAGGCGGAGTCAACACTAGAAAAGCTAAGTACTCCACTACCATTAGTAGTAAGTGCTTGACCTACACTTCCAGTATCATTAGGTAATGTCAGGGTATAACTAGCAGCTGCACTATGTGGTGGTCCTTTAATCTTAACACCATGAGAATTATTCTCACAGTTAAGTGTAATTTGACCTGAACCATTAGTTGCATCACCAGTAACAACTGGAATGTTCTTTGTTAAATAACGATCTTCTGAATCATTAGCAAAGTAACTCATAAACACCCAGCTTGTTGCTGATGTGTCATACCTAAGTCTTACAGTTAATCCAGATGCTCCTACAAAGCCACTAGGAAGACCTGAGAGTGGGCTAAACGATTCAATGCCTGTACTATTGCCAATCTCAATGTAATCATTGTTAGAAGGGCTTCCAGGTATCGCTGCTACGTTTGCAACAAGTGTGAATAAGACAGCACTAGATACAGCAGCACTAGCTGCATTAGCTGTATTTACAGCAGCAGTAGCATTAGTATCTGCTGTATTAGCAGTTGTAGTAGCAGCATTTGCAGTTGTTACAGCACTAGCTGCAGTTGTGTTGGCACTGTTAGCAGTTGTTACTGCTGTATTGGCTTTTGAGATAGCGGTAGTAAAACCACCACTACCATCTGACTCCCGTGAGTTATTTAATGCAGTTGTTGCATTAGTGGATGCAGTGTTAGCTGTTGTAACCGCACTAGCAGCTTCTGTTTCTGCATCAGTAGCTGTATCACTTGCTGCATCAGCAGTGGTAACAGCATTATCAGCCTTAGTTTCAGCAGCATTAGCTGTAGTTACAGCAGCACTAGCATTTGTATCAGCTGTGTTTGCTGTAGCGATTGTGCTGTTAGCGGTGGTAATAGCATTTGTACTATTGGTTAGAGCTGTATCAGCTGTAGCCTTAGCAGTATTAGCAGTTGTGGTAGCTGCTGCCGCGTCAACATCTGATTCTTGCGTGACATATAAACTTTGGGTGAAGTTTTGATTTAAATCTTCTGCTTTAATAGCAGAACCAGGGAAAAAAGTAGAGCTAAGGGAATCAATAGCTGTATCTCTAAAGATACGAATAGCTACATTATTAGCTGGTGCTGATGTAAACGAAAGCGTTGTAGCGTTGGCAAATGTAAATGCAGTTGTATCGACAGCATCAAGTGTTACCTTAACATCAGATTGTTTTAAATATTCAAATGTAAATGAATAGTTTGTTGTCGAACCATTCCCTGTATATGTATTTTGTGTAGTTGCCATTAGTAACGAATGTTAAGGGTTGAATCAATTCCAGGCATTAAACCTTGTTCAGCTCTTTGATCAATCATTTGTTTTTCCATAATACGTTGTTCAATAGAAAGACGTACTGGGGATTCCAATTCACTGAAAGCTAATTCTTCAGCATTTTTTATTGCTGTATCCAGCATCATATGGATCTGGTCATATTTACCAATAGGTACTTGATCAGATTTTATACCATTTCTTCGTGCTTCTTGTAGTTCATTGATAGTATTACGTGCATCAGCTGTACGCATAATATTTTTAATTTGCTCTTTAAAATAACCCCTTTTACCCATAAGGCTACTTAATTCAGCACGCTCAGTGTTAAGTAAATCAACACCATTACGTTTCTTAAATGCACTAGATACATCATATTCAATATCATAGAGAAATTGTTCTTCTTTAGACATTGCAGGATGTATTTTAAGTGGTGAGTAAGAATTATAAATGCGTTGTAGCATTGTATATTTATTAGGTGCTTCACCTGTTACAGGACTGATTACAGTAGGTAATCTGTT